AGAACCACCAGTAACGTAAATTTCCTTATTTAAAACAGCTTGTTCACCAAGCATAGCAAATGCAGGAAAATAATAATCATAACGAGTAGAACGACTCCAATGGCGTCGTAAACCTTGCTGATAAGTTAAATCAGCACGAACAGCGATAACGCCAATAACATAACCATGCTCAACAAACGACTGGGTAAACCCATGATTGTGTGCATGATAAACGCCCATAGCAGCTAAATTACCCTGAGGAGTAGTCTGGCCAGAAATGCCAGTACCAGTGGTTTGGGCAATAGGAGAAATATTAATAAGAGTAGAGCCACCACCTAAATACTCAGGACGCTGAAGGCGAGCATCTGGCGAAGTAACGCCAAAATGAGAACGCAAAATCTCGGTATAACGAGTACCACCTCGAGCATCACGTTCAAGCAACTTTTGAATCTGAAAAGATTGACGAAGCTGATTAATGGTAGCAGCTGTCGCAGCAGACAAATCAGCATACAAACCAGAAACACCAGAAGTAACAACACCTAACGAAACATTAGTAGGTACAGTACCAGAATTAGCAACACCAGTATTAGCATTGTAATTGCCAGGAAAGGCCTGAAAATTAGCAGAAGCAGCAGCAGCACCCATACCGTAAGTAGTTCCAGCTGCACCAGTTAAACCCAAAGCTTTACCAGTACCAAAAACAGGGGCAGAAGTACCAAGAGGCAAAGTGACAGCAGTACCGCCCTTTTGTGGCCATGGAAGAGCAGAAGTAAAATAATCATGACGCTTACCGCGTCTTAAAATAGTATAATTAGTTGAAGGTGAGGCATCAGGGCCATCACCCTTATCAACAGTAACGGAATTTTGCAAATTCTCGTCTCTAAACCACTGGTTATAAATCAAATTATAGGCGCGTGTAGGTAACGCCGAATGTGAAACCGTATTACCAGCGGTAACTTGACCCACAGTCGGTAAACCAAGATAGTCCTGTAAGGACCCAATAGCGTATCCACCAGCTGGGGATACTTGTTGTGGGATAGTGTAAGAAATAGAATCGGCAGGATTATCCTGTTCCCCCATAAACTTAACCCAATTGTTCCAAACCAAACGATTAGGAACAAAGAAGAAGAACGAGTCCAAATGGAGATTATCCATAACCGGAAAGAGTGGTGTCGCAAGACGGCCGAACATCGTGACATTAACATTAAAAGTGTCTCCGGGTAAAACCTCTTCGCACATAATAGGCACAATCAAACCACTATCAAAAGTAGTTTTAAGAGTTTTCTGCATAGAAAATCTAGAGCGGGGGATGTCAGCACGGGGCACCATTGCAAAATTATGTGCATCAACCGATTTATTGTGAAACATAAAAACTCCAAAAAAAATTAAAAAAAGTGGCCCCGAAAGGCCACAAGGGTCATGACGACTGCAAAACGTCTTTTGCGCGAACAAGAACCTGAGGCTCGTTATTTAAAACTACGCCACGGGCATCATCAAATTCGCCCAACAAATACAAATCAAAATCATCTGGATGCTTGTTAAGCTGATTATCAGCAGCAACACGATTCACTTCATCAGTGAAATCACGTACAGCAACATTACGATGAGGAACAAAAAAGGGTCGATTAAAAACATCGGCAGCGCGATCTTTAACAGAAACAACAAACAAAATCATGACAAATCCTTTAAATTATACGTTTTGAAAGAGAAGCTCGAGACGAGCTAACAAGAGAACGCGAACGCTTACGAACCGGATGGTCCTCATAAGCTTTACGCTCAAGGTCTAACTCGGCACGAACCGAGGACCTATACTGCATATCCAGTGCAAGATCGGATCCAACCTCCTTTAACAAAGTTTTATAAAAACGTGGAACTGGGGCCTTCGTCCCCTGAGCAGTAATAACAGAAGCATGCGGAAAAACATCCGACATGAAAAAATCCCTAAACCAAGAACGGCCAATGCCTTTAGACATAACCAAAAACTCGGGATTAGGCAAAACAACTTCACCAGTAACATCATCAACATAAAGCGGTTCAGGCTTTTGCAAGCCCTTAATCTTTTTCAAGATATATCGGGCAATGTATGCAGCAGACTCAAAATTAAGAGTACCAATCAAATGATTACCCCTAGGCCAAAGCTTAGAGACGGTTGCAGAAGTAAAAGTAAAATCACCATTAGAACTGCCAAACCGCGAACGGTCATCAGAAAAATCCACGCCAAACAACGCAATATGAAAATGAGGCCTTCGAGAAAGATCACCATACTCACCTGAGGCAACATAACGAAACTTAAAACCAGCTTTACGCAAACGTTTGAAAAACCGCTGTAGGTCATCCTTAAAAAGTTGACCATGTTCAGGTAGCCAATCATCGTTATACGTAAGGTTCAGCATACAAGACACCTTGTGCATCTGTTGCTCGTGAGTAATACGAATAGCCCATTCTCTCGAATAAGCCAAACGACACTCGATACACTGGCCACACTTCGTTGGACCATGGGTGGGATGTGACCATAGAGATGTGCACACAGAACCTTAAAGGCGTATACCACCGCGCATTGGACCGGCAGTGATGTTAATCAACTTAGTAGTTGATATGTTACGTTTAAAAGAAGTAGCGCTAGCGCGCTTGTTAGCATTGTGACGGTGCAAAGGCTTCATAGTGACTCCATTAGAACAGAAAACAAAAAGGTGTCAATAGGCACAGTTACATCAAGTAACAAACTGTGCCCAAAGACGATTAACCAGCAGAAGCTGGATCGACCGGAGGAATCTCCTTAGGTTGTGGCACTGCCAAACCAAGGCGAACCGCCTCCTCAGAATTCGCGGGATCCGCGAAAAACTCCAAAAATTCCTGAGGGGAATTATGGAATCTAGCACGAACTTTTGCGTCCATCCGCATAAAGTTCTCATCAGCCTGGCGAACTACGTTCATAGCAGACTGAAAATCAAAAACGCCCTCGTAATCAACATACTGGGGCATAGAGACTGGATCAGGCAAATGACCAGTCTTCATAAAACGATCAACAATATTGTTGATATCAGACTCATCGCGAAATTGCTGCTGAGTCAAAGAATCATCCAAACACTTAAGACCGGTCTCTAAAGAACGGTCAGAAAAATCATCATAAGCAGAGGCAAATAACATAAAAACTCCTTAACGTTTCAACATACGCAAAATGTTCGTAATAGTATCAACCAAAGGTTTGTACTGTCCGAACTCCTTCCCAAAATTCTCAGCTTTCTTAATAGCATTAAGATCAGCTTGAACAAGATCAGACTCTATCAAAGTCTTTAAAGCTAAAGCATAAACCTGTTGAGCACGTTGCTCTTCAGTAGTAACTTGCTTATTAATCAAAGCAACGGACGCATCAAGCTGTTTAATAACAGCAATCAAACGCTCACCCTCAATAGGAATATTCTTAGTCTCTTCAGCAATCTTTGCAGCTTGAAAAGTCTGCAAATTAACAGTAGAACGCTTCTCATCAGCAGAAGCAAAAGACAATTCCTTATTCGCAAGAGTAAGCGCAGTCTCAGCACGCTTCTTAATAGTATCAACACCAACATTCTCAGTCTCAGCACCAACCTTACCAACTTGCTTATTAGCAACTTGAGTTTGGGCAGACTGATAACCGGTAGTAACACCGGCAGCATACGGATTCTGAACCTGAGGCATAGCACCAGCTGGAGTAGAAGCACCACCGCCTTTCAAATAAGCAAGCATAGGATTCAGGCCAGCGGCCTTCATATCCTCAACTTGCCGTTGATAAGCAGTATTAGACATACGCTCTTGAAAATCCATCTGACGATTACCCAATGCAATATTTGCAGCATTGGTATCAGATTGACCCTTAAAACCAAGAAGAGCAGAACCAGCAGAAATAAGAGAAGAAGGAACAGCATTAACAACTGAATTAACAGTCTCAAAACCACTCTTCAACTTATCGAAAAAAGACATAACAACCTTTCCCTCAATCATTCCCCGAAGGGAATGATAGAGGCTTAAAAATGATCGATAAGCCCAGGTACAGAGTACATAGGAAGAGGACGAGCAGCGTTAATATTAAAAAACGCATCAAGCAAAAACTGCTGACCATTAGCAGCAGTACCAACCGCCAAATTGCGAGCAAGAGGCGGAGTATCCTGAATAAAAGTCGAATTCAAAGTAGGAAGCGCAGTAAAACGCTGCGCGTAATGCCACGGATCAATAGTACCCGCGGCAGTAGAACGAAACAAACCAGTAATCTCAGAAGGGTTGTAGCGATATTCCGCCCAACGCTCCTGATAACCAAAAACATTAGCATCAGAAGAACCACCAGTAACGTAAATTTCCTTATTTAAAACAGCTTGTTCACCAAGCATAGCAAATGCAGGAAAATAATAATCATAACGAGTAGAACGACTCCAATGGCGTCGTAAACCTTGCTGATA